TTTTTTCACTTAAGCTAATTTTAAGTCTGCCTGTGTATCATGTAATCATTAAATAAAGACCTCCTAACTTTATTTAATGGAAATCCTAAAACTTTTTTCATCATAATCTCCCTAAAGAAGTCACCAAATTCGGTGGCTTTTTTCTTGTTTGCTTTTAGCAATTTTTAATTAGTATTTATTATTTTTGTACAAAATTAAAAACTAGAAAATCTTAAGTTAATTTTAAGTTTGCTTGTGTATTATGTAATCATTAAATAAAGACCTCCTAACTTTATTTAATAGAAATCCTAAACTTTTCTTTTTCATAATAATCTCCCTTAACTCTACCCAATCAGGTGGAGTTTTTTGGCTCTATTTCAGGCTTTTGGGGACTATTCTAAAAATCATTTTTCGATATTTTTCGGTATTTTTCGGATTTTGGTCGGGGAATTGGCGGGGACTTTTTGAGATTTTGGCGGGGATTTTTTAGCGAATATGACTAAGAAATAGGTCTGTTGTCGCTTCAGCAAGTTCGTCCTCTACTTGATTGTAACGATCGGTCATATAGACTTTTGTATGGCCCAGCGCCTGGCTTAATTGTTCAAGCGGAACCCCTGCAATAATGCTTTGAGTTGTGAAGAAGTGGCGCATCATGTGAGGTGTTACATGCAATCCTGTCGCTTCATTCACTAGATTGAAGTTTCTATTTAACTGGTTTGGATTGATGAGACCACCTTTTTCGTTCAGGGTGATATAATCTTTTTGTTGTTCCTTGATAATTCCTAACTTTCGCTTAATCTTAGAAGCTTCAGCTATCAGATAATAGATGAGGTCCGTTCCGATATCATCAAGGCAGACATATCGCTCTGAATCCTTCGTTTTAAGCCCTCCTTTCCCTTTTAAGGTCTGGTTGCTTCGACTGTCTCTAAGATGCAGTATAGCTCGTCCGCTGTCGTTCTGAGTGACGTCCATTGGGCGCAATCCAAAGACTTCTCCTCTTCTTAACCCAAAAATGGTCAGATAGGTTAGAGCGTAGAATTGTTTTGACATGATTTCTTCTGCCTTTGCTATCCAAGTCCTAAACTCTTTGAGAGTCACTTTCTTGTTAGCAGCAGGGATATCACTCTGGCCAATAAAGACACCTTTCAAGCGATTTGAGAGCAGATTCCCACTTTTCACGGCATCATTCAGCAATGCCATGAAGCTGGAATTGAGAGTTTGAACAGTGTATCTGGTATGGTTCTGCAACTTTTCAGCGATAAAGAGTTCATACTCATTTCTATCCAAATTTTTAAGCATGGCAGAACCAAACTTTGGCTTGATATGGTTCTTGTAGAGATTGTCATTGAGGTAGTAGGAAGTATCATTCCAGCGCCCTGTTGACAATCTTTTTTCAGAATAAATATCCCAATACTGATCAAGAGTTAGATTAGTATTGATACCCAATTCCTGGTCTTGGATTTGTTGCTCAATCTCTGTCAAGGCTGCACGAGCTTGGGGGAGAGTTGTGAGACCGCTCTTTGTTATTTCTTTCTTTTTACCATGAAAATAGAAAGAGCGTCTGATGTAATAACGTTTGCCTTTTGCAGTTTCATAGTAATAGATATTTGGGTATTTTGTTTTATTATATTTCATTGTATTCTCCTTGTTTATCGGCTTCTGGACAAGGTCTAAACATTGAGAATATTGACATCACCCCTTTCATGGTGTAAAATAGGGTATAGAAAAGAGGCCTTTTTAATGGCTGATTTTTTATAAGAGTGAGCTTCACAATCAAACTTTGGCGAGGGCGATTGTGGGGCTTTTTTGTTATTTCTTGACTTTATCTTTTAAAGATTTTTCAATAGCTTGTTTTAATTCTAAGATAGCTGCTTTGTCTTCTTTGAGAAAAGTCACTGTATTTTCATCTTTGACTGCATCAAAAACACCACCTTTTGTATCAGATGATCCAGGATAGACCAACTGAAGGTAACCAACAGTTGCACCTGGCTCTTTTAATTGATAAGCAGTAATTTCTGATAACAGAATAGACTTTTCTCCATCCAATCCGTGGAGTAAAACATTTGAAACATTTGACTTTCTTGCAATCCTGATAAAATAATCATCGATTCTTACAACCGTTTTTGATTTCTTAAACTCAAAAACTCGCTCATTCGGTTCCTCCGTGAAGAGTTCAACCTCTAAACTTTCATCTTGCTTTTTACCAAACAATGCCATAAGTAGTTCCTTTCTTTTTCTGCTTTAGCAGTTTATAAACATATTTAACCAACTAACGTCTGATATTCCTCTTTTACCATGATTTCATTTGTTACGGTTTTTAGATTGTAGTAAGACATGAATTTGAGGTAATCAAACTCTGTTGGGTCGTCTAAGCTTTCTAGCGCGTCTTTTACAAGATGATGGATCATATTCCTATCAGCTTCGTTTTCACAGCGTAGGCGAGCGTTTTGGTACTCTGAGCGTGTATGATCCTTGTGTCCTAGTTCATGAAGTAGGACCTTAACCCTCTCTTTTTTGCTGAGTTTACTCGACAGGAAAGCTGTATTGGTTTCTTTTTCGTAAAATCCAAGCTCATCAGGCATCAAATCGCCATCAAAATCCATAATACGAATCTGAAAATGACTTATAATTTCTTTTTCGGTCACTAAGAAATACCTCTAATCACCAGCCTCCTTCAAATAACCTTCAATGATCGACTGGATGATTTTTTTCTTTTCATCTGTTAACTCTCTACCACCAAACATCATGACATTAGATGCCATTTCTTCTACATTTAGGGTTTTCCCTTGCCATATGTACTCTCTATTATCATCAGCGATACTAGGATTTTCAGTACGACCAAGCAAAAAATCAGTGCTTACATTAAAGTAATCAGCGACTTTCTCGATTTTATCACCGCTAGGTGTCGAAGAATCCCACTTTCTGAGACTACCATTACTGAAATCAAGTTTCCGTTCTAATTCAGCTAATGACAATTGATGAGTAGAAGCTAATGACTTGATTCTATCAAGCAAACTCATCTTTTTTTCCTCCTCAAAAAACCTTACAAAAATAATGTAAAATTTTCTAATCAATCTATTGACAAAAGGAAAATTTTCTATTATACTTATTTTGTAAGTTGATAACAAGCTACAAAAACACCTTCCTAATCTCTAATAAATAGTCCGCCAAGACAACTAGATGATGGAAAAGTTTAGTAGTGCTCTTTTCTATACTCTTATAATAGATTATTTTCTATTATTTGTCAACTGGAATGAGGTTATTTTCTTATATAATTTTCTATTAGAAAGGAGAAAATATGCTCTATGACAAAATAAAGGAGGTTGCTAAAACTAAATCTCTTTCAATATATCGAATCGAAAGAGATTTAGGCTTCAGTAACGGTAGTCTCAGAAAGTGGAATAACAGTACTCCGTCTGCTACTTCTCTGAAAAAGGTTGCAAATTATTTGAATGTAACCTCAGACGAATTATTGGAGGAAACAACATGATATGCAGAGATATGACAACAATTGAAATCAAAGTATTGAATGCTATCAAAAACGGTGCAAGCTTTGACTTACCAATTCAAGCTAGTGAAATACGGCAAAGTCTAGGATTGAGTAAGCGGATGCTTGAAGAAATTATTGAAAGTTTAAGAGTAAACTTTAGACAACCTATTGTCGCAAAGAAAAATCGGCCAAGTGGGTATTATCTTCCTAAGACAGAAGAAGAACGACTGACAGGTTTAGCACCTTACAAAAGGCAAATACTGACAGAGCAGAAGAATCTTGCAGCTATAATGTCAGTAAATTTAAAAGAGTATTGGGAGGAACAAGATGGACAATGTTCTACTTTCACTGTCTGAGTGGATTAAATCTATTATAAAGGACACAATCACAAGGCTGGTTGAAATAGAAAAAGATAGTGATCGCTATCCAGAGCTGATGGACGTGAGCACTACCTGCGAATTTCTAGGAATTAAGTATGACACATTTTCAGATAATTATCGTTACTTAAAGGGATTTCCAAAAGAATTACCTGGTAAGAAATGGTCAAAAAGAGCCATCAAAGAATGGCTCTCTAATCAACTATAATAACTTTACTAAAAGGCTTCTGGACAAGGTCTTAGCAAAATTATTTGACTATATTATAGCACAAAAAGAGGATAAAAAACATGAACAATTTACAAATTATCGCAGTAGGCACAGTAGTATCAGTAGTATTGATTGAATCGCTGATGATGAATATCAAGCTAAAAATGGCCATGAGAGCAAAAAAGAAGATTCAATTTCAAGCGCCACAATTTGAAAAAGGGTTGATCGACTTTAAAACAGGTCGACGTGTGGATATTGATCCCGTGACACGAAAAGAAACATTTGTGGATTAGCAAGGAGAAGTGATGGATGATTTCAAAATACCACCTCATGATTTAGTGGCTGAACAATCTGTTCTGGGAGCGGTATTTATCGCACCTGACACAATCATTTCGCTGGCAGATGAATTAGTCCCTGATGATTTTTATAAACCAGCTAACAAGATTGTTTTTAAAACAATGTTGTCATTACTTGAAAAAGGTGAGCCGATCGATGCTACTACCATGATTTCTGCTCTTACTAATCAGGGTGACATTTCAAATATTGGGGGCATCACCTACGTTGTCGAGTTAGTGAACTCCACACCAACTTCAAAAAATGTGGAGCATTATGCCAAACTGGTTAAAGAAAAGGCTACGCTTCGGAAAGTAATTGCTGACTTGTCGGATTCGCTATCTAGTGCTTATCAAGGCGATGTATCGATTGGTGACATCATTGCTAAAACTGAAAAATCTCTACTGGATATCAGTAATCAAAATGCAGGGACAGGATTTCGTAATGTGGCCGATATCCTTGATACACATATGCAGATAGTCGAAACTCGCTCGCAGACAGATGGATTCGTGACTGGTCTGTCTACTGGATTTGTCGGTCTAGATAAGATTACAACAGGCCTTCATGAAGGAAATCTTATCATCCTTGCTGCGCGACCGGCAATGGGGAAAACGGCACTGGCTCTGAATATCGCTAAGTATGTAGCCACCAAGGAAAGAAAACCTGCTGTCATCTTCTCGCTTGAAATGGGCGCAGAGGAACTGATCGAGCGAATGTTAGCATCAGAGGGCATGGTTCCAGCTTATCATCTGAAGACTGGGAATTTGAGTACGGACGAATGGAAACGTCTTGTGCAAGCTCAAAATAATCTCTATGATGCGCCTATCTTTGTGGATGATACTGCTGGTATTCGGATTTCAGAGATACGCTCAAATGCTCGAAAACTCGCCCAAGAAATGGGTGGTCTGGGTGTCATTATCATTGACTACTTGCAGTTGATAACTGGGGCAAAGGGCGAGAATCGTCAACAGATCGTTTCAGAAATTTCAAGGGAATTGAAGATACTTGCTAAAGATTTGAAAGTACCTGTCATTGCCTTGTCACAGTTAAGCCGGGCAGTTGAGCAGAGACAGGACAAGCGCCCGATGCTGGCAGACTTGCGAGAGTCAGGCTCTATTGAGCAAGATGCTGATATTGTTGCTTTCTTATATCGTGAAGCCTACTACCAAAAGGAGCAAGGAGATAGTCAAGAAGCGAATAACGTGACGGAGCTGATCCTGGAAAAAAATCGGCATGGTAGCCTGGGGACAGTGAAGTTGTATTTTCATAAAGAATACACAAAATTTTCAAGTGTGGAGGGGTAGAAATGATTAAAAAAAGTGAAGTCACTGGCTTCTTATCGTTTTTCAAATTTCCAAAGCCGTTTATTTATGACGAGAAATATAAGACATTGAGCAATAACGCTAAAATGCTCTATATGCTTCTATTCGATAGGTTAGAACTATCTTTAAAAAATGGCTGGCATGATAAGGAAGGGAATGTATTCCAGTATTACACAAATGAACAGTTGATGATTGACTTAAATTGCAATAGCAACAAGACGATTATCAAAATCAAAAAGGAATTGAAAGATGCTGGTCTAATGACGGAAGTCAGACAAGGTATGAACTTACCAAACCGTATTTATCTTGATGCTCTGAACGGAAGTGTAGAAAGTACATTTCAGGAAGTGCAAAAAGTACACCTTGGAAGTGTAGAAAATACACTTTCGGAAGTGCAAAAAGTACACACAATCAAGACTGAGAATACTAAGACTGAGAATAACAATAATAAATTGTTGATTTGTAAAGAAATTATCTCGTATTTGAATCTTAAAGCAAAAAAGAATTTCAAGGTAAATACAGCTAGCCATCATAAATTTATCAAGGCAAGGCTAAAAGAAGGATATGCCCTTGAAGATTTTAAAAAGGTTGTGGACATCATGGTAGCGAAGTGGAAAGGTACAGAGTATGAACAGTATCTGCAACCACAAACGCTCTTCGGCAATAAGATGGATAATTATCTAAATCAACCGATGCCAAAACGTTCTAGAATTTTGACCAGTACGGTTGACGAAAGGCTAGGGTTTTAGATGAAACAGTTTAAACAATTTAGAACTAGAACGGTTCTTGATGATGTCTGTGAAATCCATGGGTGCCATCTTTGGTCTGTTAAGATTCCTGTTAAGGGTAAGGTTGAGGAAATCAGTCAATGTCCTGAGTGTGAGAAAGAGAACATCCGTCTCTTTGAAAAGCAGTTGAATATGGAATCCGAAGTCAAAAGTAAGCTATCGGATACTTATGAGGTCTTTGCTCGGGACAGTGTCGTTTCAAGTAAGCTGGCAAGTAAGTCACTACATGACTATGAGATTCAGGTTGATATTGATGAAAAGGCTGTGAATTTCGTGAAGCGATTGGAACGTGAGTATGCCAAAGGTACGGTTGGGAATGCCATCATCACTGGCCCTTCTGGTGTTGGTAAGAGTCATCTGACTTATGGCTTGGCTCGGTTTCTCAATGAGCAATTTAAGTCTTATGATGAACCGAAAAGCGTGCTCTTTGTGTCGGTTGTGGCTTTGTTTGACAAGATTCGAGAAAGTTTTGAGTTTGACAATGGATTTTCAGAAGCCAAGATGGTCAAGCTACTGTCTGAGGTTGATTTTCTCTTCTTGGATGACCTTGGGAAAGAGAGTCGCAAGGCTGACACGAGGCGAAATGAATGGGCGCATCAGATATTGTTCAAGATCCTGGATAATCGGACCAATACGATTATCAACACGAATCTGTCTAGTGAAGAAATTAAAGAGCTTTACTCGGACGATTTCGGGAATGGTGCTTTATCAAGTCGCATCTTTGAAGGAGCAACTGGTAGGTGCTTTGTGTATCCGTCTGGGATGAAGGATAGGAGGTATTGATGAGAGAGTTTTTTAATAACGACTGCATGGACATCATGAAACAATATCCTGATGATTACTTCGACCTAGCTATTGTTGATCCACCTTATTTTTCTGGCCCAGAAAAAAGAGAATACTATGGTCGAAAAGTTAGTCCGATTGGTGTCAATAGACTGTATGGCAAAACCTCAGAGTGGCAAATTCCAAACAGAGATTATTTTGATGAACTTTTCAGGGTATCTAAAAATCAAATTATTTGGGGTGTGAACTACTTCGACTATTCTTTTGGTTCTGGCCGTATCGTTTGGGACAAAGTTAATGGTCATTCAAGTTTTTCAGATTGTGAGATAGCATACTGCAGCTTACATGATAGTACACGGCTGTTTCGCTATATGTGGAATGGTATGATGCAAGGCAAGTCAATATCTGAAGGCCATATTCAGCAAGGTAATAAGGTATTGAATGAGGTTAGAATCCATCCGACACAAAAACCAGTAAATCTTTACCTTTGGTTATTGCAAACTTACGCAAAAGAAGGCGATAAAATACTTGATACTCACGTCGGTTCAGCAAGTAGCTTGATTGCTTGCGGAGAGCTAGGATTTGACTACATTGGATGTGAGCTTGATAAAAATATTTTCAACATCGCTCAAAAGAGACTTGATGCTTATGATAAGCAGTTGAAGTTATTTTAGGAGGTATTGATCATAAAGAAAATGACAGTCTGGGCACTCTTTGATAGCGGGAATGGTTCTTACTTCAAGGGTGCTAACTCTCTGAATAGTTCGGGGGGGGCGAATATTGAAATCTATTCAATCGGAATGGATATAGAAAACAAGAACAATCATTTTATAAATCTGGACCTTGCTGATTACAAACGTTTATTTGGAGATAACACGCTCTTTGACGTGTTAGACAAATTACCAAAACCTGATCTTATAATAGCTAGTCCGCCATGTGAATCATGGTCAAATGCTTCTGCAATGGAAAATGGGAATGCGTGTTGGAAACGCAATGATGTATCTGACAGCTTGTTTGCTCCACAAGTAAGACCTTCACCATTCACGATTAGGGCAAATCAGGATTATGAGTCAGCCTATATAAATTATCAGTACGATAGGCAATTTTTTAAAAGGGTCAATGGCGAGCTAACAGCTTTCAACACAATAGAAATCATAAAAAGATATAGACCACAATTTTGGGTTATTGAGAATCCAGCAGCTGACAGACTGTGGCCCTACATTGAGGATATTATTGGATTCAGAATTCCATACAAAAACCTAGCTAGATACAATAATTATGATTATCCTTTACAAAAACGGACGATTTTTGGAAGCAATATTGAACTTAATCTTAAAAATAAAATTATCAAGCAGGACATAGAGTGGAAGAACTTCTCAAAATCATACAACGAGAGATCTAATATACCTGAAAAATTGGTGTCAGAAATTTTCGAAAAAATCTACAAGGAGTTTTGCAAAGATGATTGAGCTCTACTTTATTTATAACGGTCACCGCAAGATACTCATTGGGAGTTTTGGCCATATACATAGCGCAATCAATGAATTAAAGAAACATCAAGCTAGTTACTCAGCAATCAGTCATCCACGATTTCGGAAAAGCATGAGTGGTGAGAACATCAGGATTGACTACGGATCGGTTGACTGCTACTACTTGATTACGAAGAAAAGAGAGGAAAATAAGATGAATACAAAAATGAATTTGGAAGAAAAGGTTCAACAGTGGTTTGTTGACAGAAATCTACATGAAGCAAATCCTATCAAACAGTTCTTGAAGCTCATGGAAGAGTCAGGAGAATTGTTTGAGGGTATCGCAAAGGATAAATCTGAACTGATCTACGATGCACTCGGTGATATCCAGGTAGTATTGATTGGGTTTGAACAACAGATCAAGAACGGCGCTCAGATTTCAGCCAATCAACAAGAACTTGAATTGTTGCTGATGGTTTCTAGTCTAGGTAATATCGCTCAGAAGCTATACGCTCATGTCTGTCACAATGAGACACAGATTCCTTTAATCAAAGCAGACTTGATGTTTCTTGACAGTGTGGTTAGTACGGTTTCATTTTGTAATGGAACTACAGCTGAAAGTTGCTTAGAAGAAGCTTATGAAGTCATTAAGGACCGCAAAGGTAAGATGATTGACGGGGTGTTTGTAAAAGAGGAGGATTTATAAAATGAAAAGACTAGGAATTATTATTGGGGCGGTATTTGTAATCGTTGTATCGCCATTTGTGGTTCAGTACGGATGGAATGAGATTATCACAACAATTGTTCCAGTTGGTAAAATTACAGTCTGGCAAGCATTAGGGATGGATGCACTACTATCTTTCATCTGGCCTGTGCTATCTAGCAAAAAAGAATCTGAAGAGGATTATTCGTATGCGGTAAAGAGCAGTATTTCAAAAATCATTACATGTGCATTTTTAATATGGTTAGCTAGTTTGTTCTTGTGAGGGTATTCATGAAAAATTTAAAAATCCTATGTGTTGTTTTACTCGTGTCCTTACTCGTAGCATGTCACCAGATTTCGAGTGGGACAGTGGTAGATAAGTACATTGATGAACCTCACACAACGTTCATACCTGTTATGAATGGTAAAAGTTCGGTACTTGTGCCAACCAGAACCAAAAGAAAATACATTCTGGTTGTTTCAGGATATGCAGGTAATAAGCACGTTGAAGAAACATTTGAAGTGACAGCCGAGGAATACAAATACTATGAAATTGGCAACACTTTTACACAAGATGCCGTTTTAGAAAATGAAGGAGGGGAAGAAAATGATTGAATTTATTAAAGAATTTGGAATAACTTTTCTGTGCTTTTTTATCGGTTACTCAGTTGTTGAATGTGTGACAGGAAAGGAAAAGAAAGATGATCAATAATGTTGTTTTGGTAGGTCGATTGACTCGTGACCCTGAGTTGCGATACACACCATCAAATGTTGCAGTTGCGACATTCAGTTTGGCAGTGAATCGCAATTTTAAGAATCAGGCAGGTGATCGTGAAGCTGATTTTATCAGTTGCATTATGTGGCGCAAACAGGCTGAAAACTTTGCAAATTGGTCAAAAAAGGGCGCTTTGGTTGCTGTAGTTGGCCGCATCCAAACTCGTAGCTATGATAATCAGCAAGGACAACGTGTCTATGTGACGGAAGTTGTAGCTGAGAGCTTTCAGCTTTTGGAAAAGCGAGATAAGACTGCGGACCATTCGAGTATGGAAAATCAGATGCCACCAACTTTCGGAGCTAGTGATCCGATGGATATTCCAGATGATGGATTGCCGTTTTAGGGAGGTGTGAAGGATGAACAGACTAAAACAATTAAGAAAAGAAAAAGGGTTGACTCAGCAGGAATTATCTGAAGCAATAGCTGCACCAGCTCGGAGTATTCGACGTTGGGAAAATGGAGAAAGCCAAATCAAAACGAATAGAGCAGATGAGTTAGCAGATTATTTTGGAGTAAGCGTAGGATACTTGCTTGGTTATGAACCTGAAAGTGAGCAAGTTAGCAATTATCAAAAAATAAAAATTTGCTTCTCTAATGGTGAAGAACTTAGTTTTCTAGTAAGAAATTTTACAGAAAAAGAACTTACGAAGATTACTAGTCAGTTCAACAATGGAAATTTGATGAGAATTAGAAATTTGTCTGTCAACCCTAAGAATGTCAATTATTTTTATGTTGACGATTTTAAAGAAAGCGAGGAGTTAGAAGATGATGGAAGATTTAAAGCAAAAAGTTAATGCAGTATACAACTGGACGGTAGAAGACGGGAAGCCCAAACCACCCAAGCAAGATTTACCACAAGCGGTGAAAGACCGGGCGGACTATTTCTGGGAAATGGCAGAAGATGGTATGACATTTACAGGAGTGATGGAATGTATCTTCGCTGATGAAAAACCTAAAGACTATGATTTGGGAGCTACTAAGGGTTGGTTGCCAAAATCTAAGGAGTTTGATGATTGGGTTGGCTATTCGCCAAGCATGGCTCAGGTAGTTATTGCAGTTTATTTGATTTATGGAGGAAGCTAAGATGAAACTTAAGGAATTGATTGATTATTGTAACGTCTTAAAAGAAAGTAAAAGTAGGTTTATCAATTGTATTGATGTAGACAGAATCATCGATACAATCAAACAACTAGACGAACCAGAAAAAGTCAAAGTTCCGCAGTGTGTTCATAAATATATTCAAGAAGCAAAAGAATATAATTGGGACTTGCAAGATTTAATGAAGTCTATAGATGATGAAGATAGTGAGGACCTTCAAAGATGGTTTTATCACGAATGCAATCAAGAAACACTTGCTCGTGCATGGCTTGACGGCTACGAGGTCGAGGAAGAGAAGAAATTTTTCGTGAAAATAAAATGTTTAAGCGAAGAATATAAGTACCTTAACTACTTTAAGTCTTGTCGTGAATGGCTTTTTAGTGAAAAGGAAGAAACTAAAGAATACCGTACAGCACACACCCGCAAAGAACTAGAAGAAGCTGGTTTCGGAGAAGTATTCAACAGTCCTTTGTTTGAAGTCTTGGAGGTTGAGTGATGCCTAGAAAGATACAAGCAACGCTTACAAAAGATATGTATGACCATGTCGAAGCCATCAAAGAATATGGTGGTTATAGAAGCATATCAGAAGTGGTCAATAAAGCACTTGAAAAGTTAGTAAATGAACATGCCTACAATGAAATATATAAATATTATTTGCAAAAAGTAAGAGATGGAAGAAATGAGGTTACAGAATGAAACGTTTTATCGCAATCTGGATTCTTCTATCTGCTGGGTTGAACATCTGGCAGAGTATCCACATTAAAGAACTAGAAGCAAAGCGTCCGATTGTCGTTTATAAAGCTGACAATCAAGGCGCAGAAATCAAAGACAGAGTCTTACAAAAGGAGAAGATTGGCGACATGTACACTATCACAGTACAAAATTACGGAGTGTTCGTAGTTACTAAAACAAACTATGAATCTCTCAAAATAGGAGATGAGGTAAGATTGTAATGACACAGTACAAGAAACCAACTTACATCATCATTCAGGAAGCAATGGCAGAGCGCATTAGATTTCTGGAAGATGAACTGTATGAAAGGGCCTATAAGGATATTGAGAAACTAGAAGCTCAAAATGATTTCTTAAAAGGTCTTTGTAACAATCAACTTGAAATCATCATGGATTATGAATGGAAGCAGATGCAAGAGCAGGCTACATTCATAAAAGCTAATACTAGGAAGTGGAGAGCAAGATGCAGCTAAGATTGAAAGAACTTAGAGATGATCTATGTCTATCTGTAGGACAGATGGCGAAAGAGACAGGTGTTTCACAAAATACAATCCATTTGTATGAGCGAGGTGGATATCCGTCCATTAAGCAAATTGAAATGATTGCTAAAACATATGACGTGAATCCTGCTTGGTTAGTTGGATGGATAGATGATGAAATGATGCCTGGAGTCCAGGTCGTTGAAAAAGTGGTCTATAAAGAAAGTCCAACAGCAAGATTGCCAGATTATTTCAACAACAATAACGATGGTAAGCTTATCAAGTGGAAGCAATCACGAAGATATCGAGGGGGTAGGAATTGAAGAAATTAAGCGACGAAGACCTCAAAACATTAGACAGAGAACTTTTCAAATTTCAAAACGTTCAACGGACAATAGATTTGAGAAGGTTAGAACTAGAAACTCGAAATCCAGATGCTCAAAGTGGGCCCAGCGTAGGAATAAGCAAACCTACCGAAACCATTGCAATCAGAATAGCGGATGATCCAACCTTAAAATTTCTCGAAGGGTTCAAAGCTATTATTAACAAACTCCTGTTCAATCTAGTTGATGAGGATAAGGAAATCTTTAATCTGCGCTGGAGATATCCTCAACTGAGATGGGAAGAAATAGCAGAACAGAAATTCATGAGCAAAGCTACAATCTATCGACGTAGAAGGATTATCCTAGAGCAGTACGCTATTTTGAAAGGTGAGCTATAAATAAATATGAGACAAAAGACATCTTGAAGTCTCACAAAAAAAGGTTTATTATGATAGCATGAACTTCTGAAACAAAAACACACATCACACTTTAGGAGTCATCCTTAATTCTAGTCAGAAAAGTTGTCCAACAGAAGTATCGTCAAGAGTCAGCAAATGCTGGCTTTTTGTTTTGGGAAAGGAGGTAGAATATGGAATTTGTATCACCGATAAAAGATAGTGACGACATTCAGGCAATGAAAGATTATCTCAGAGAGTGGAATGAGATGTATTATATGCTATTCATCACAGGTTTGAATACTGGTTTGCGAGTCGGAGATATACTTACCTTGAAAGTTAAAGATGTCCAGGGATGGCACATCAAGCTGAGAGAACGGAAGACTGGCAAGCAGATAACAAGACGGATGACAAAAGAACTTAAGAAAGAAATGAGAAGATATGTCGAAGACAAACCATTTCATCATTTCTTATTCAAGAGTAGGCAAGGGAAAAATAAAGCAATCACTCGTGAGCGAGCCTATCAAATCATACATGAAGCAGCTGAAGAACTTGGCATTGATAATGTTGGCACACACACAATGCGCAAGACGTTCGGCTATAAATATTACAACAAGACAAAGGACGTAGGAACATTACAGAAAATGTTCAATCACTCATCACCTGCAATAACCTTGAGATACATAGGAATAGAACAAGCAGAGCTTGATGATGCTTTACGGAACTTTGTCATTTAATTTTTTTAGATATTACTTTCACATAATGAGTTAAGCATAAACTGAAAAAATGAAACTCTTTAAAACCCATGATTAGTAAGGGTTTGAGATTTAGAGTGAGTTTAACAAAATATAAGATATGTGAAAGTGAGAGGTAAAATTGGTATAGTTGGAGGATGAAACATTGGGATTATTTTTAGGATATCTAGTTGTCTATTTTTTAACCTTAATTTTTTTAGTCGTTATTTTTGATTGGGGGAAAAGTGATGTATTAAAGTTAGTTGAGAATGGATTGATATTTCTTTTCTTACCACTCGTATTTGTTTTTGTATTGGCCTATGATTTTATAAACAAAATAAAATGAGACAAAAGACATCTTGAAGTCTCACAAAAAAAGGTTTATTATGGTAGCATGGTTTTCTTGTATGAGAGGGGATAGGTCACTGGCCTGTCCCTTTTAGTATTGGAAAGGAGGTTTGCCATGTACAACAAACCTATCAGACCATCCTTGAAGTCTAAGAAGTGGGAGAAGTTCCGTGATAGGATAATGCGTAAGCATGATTATCTTTGTCAAGAAAGTTTGCGTTACGGAATTTCTGTTCAAGCAGAAATGGTTCACCATATCTTTCCTGTATCTGAATATCCTGAACTTGAATTCGTTGAATGGAATTGTTTGCCGTTGACGAATAAGAAACACAATACGTTTCATGATAGAGTGAACGATAGAGTAATCAACCAAGGCTTGTACTGGCAGAAAAAGAGAAAAAAAGAATTTTTAAATTTTTTCAAAAATAAAAAATGAAAATTTTTAGTCCCCCCCTCTTTTTAAAAAATCATTTTGGCCAGTAGGGTACCGGTGAAGGGAACTTTTTCCAAGTCGGGGGCCTTCAAACAAAAAGGGGGTAAAAACTAAGCGATTTTGACGAAAGGAGGTAGTTTTTGGCTAAACCAATTACAGCGAAGTCGATTAAGTCAAAAGTGGTCAAGCAGATGAAAGACTTGGGCACTTATCGTAAAGAGTTCGAAATGATCATTGACATTTTTGCTGGCATGCTATATCAGTATCAGAAACTTGCTCAAGATTATGCTGACATGGGTTATCCAGTAACAGACACCTACGTCAATAAGGCTGGTGCAGAGAACGAGCGTAAAGTTCCAATCTTGACAGCGATGGAAATTTTGAGGAAAGACATTCTCAGCTACTCTAATCAGCTGATGATGAATCCGAAGTCGCTCGGTGAGGTAGTAGAACAAGAAGGTGATTCAGTTCTTACTGAAGTCTTGAAGTTCAAGAACGAAATCAAGAAAAAGCGAGTGACTGGCAATGGGTAATCTTGGCAAAGCGAAAGATTATGCTCAGCACGTCATATCTCACAGAGAGGAACATTGTGAGGAGAACATTCTTGCAGCTGAACGTTTCTTGCGTGATCTTGAAAATCCTGAGTTTGAAATGGATGAGGAAATCGTTGATTTTGTTGTTCACTTCATCGAGAATACGATATTCCATCAGCAGGGTGATGATATGTTTGCGGTATCCATCCGTAACAAGCCATTACTCTTGCAACCCTGGCAACATTTCGTAGTAGTCAATCTGTTTGGGTTTTACTATAAGGGTACGAATGAGCGCAGGTTCAAAGAAGCGCTTATCATGCTCGCTCGGAAGAATGGGAAGACCTCGTTTACTGCTGCAATTGCACTTGCTTATCAGATATTAGACACGGATAGCGGTTCAAAATGCTACATCGTGGCCAACTCAGTCAAGCAAGCGATGGAAGCCTTTGGATTCTTGAAGTTCAATGTTGAGCGATGGAATGACAAGAACATTCGTATCAAGGACAACAACCAGGAACACTCAATTAGTGCTAACTTTGGTGATGAAGGTTCTTTCTTTATCCAAGCTCTGGCAAACGATGAGAGCCGTCTGGACGCTTTGAACGGAAACGTTGTTGTCATGGATGAAGCTCACACGATGAGGAACAGTAAGAAATACGGTCTTATGAAGAAAACAATGTCAGCATACCGAAACAGTATGCTTTTTGTTATCTCTACGGCTGGTGATATTCCTACTGGTTTCCTTGCTAACCGTTTGAAATACTGTCAAAAGGTCCTCAAGCAATTGGTCAAGGATGATTCCTTGTTCATATTCATCTGCAAAGCTGACCAGACTACCGATGGAGACGTGGGGGATTACCTGGACGAGAATGTTCTTAAGAAAGCCAACCCCTCGTGGGGTGTGACGGTGTCGCTCAAGGCTCTGAGAGAAGAAGCTGAGCAGGCTATGAATGATCCACAGACAAGAAATGAGTTTTTCAACAAGACTTTGAATGTCTTTACAAACTCAATGAACGCTTATTTCAATCCTGATGAGTTTATTGCTTCAGACAGTCGCTATGATTGGACCTTAGAGGAGCTGGCACGCTTGCCTATCCAGTGGTATGGTGGAGCTGACTTGTCAAGGTTGCATGACTTGACCGCTGCTGCTCTTTATGGGGTTTACCATGATGGTGAGAAAGATGTTGATATTTGCATCACACACGCTTTCTTTCCTCGTGTCAATGCTCAGAAGAAAGCCAATGATGACGGGATTCCACTCTTTGGCTGGCAGTCTGATGGTTGGTTAACAATGAGCAATACTCCGACCGTTCTCTATGATGATATTGTTAAATGGTTCATCAAGATGAGAGAGAAAGGGTTCAAGATTGCTGCTGTCGGAATGGATAGGAAGTTTGGTCGTGAGTTCCTGACGAAGATGAAACAAGCTCGGTTCAAGATGATTGACCAACCTCAGCTTTTTTATCTGAAATCAGAGGGGTTCAGGCGAATTGAGTTCAAAGTTAAGAATAAAGAGTTTTACTATCTTCATTCTGACGCTTACGAATACTGTGTGAGCAATGTTAGAGCGATTGAAAAGGTGGATGATGCTGTGCAATATGAAAAATTAGACGGTGACGGTGGTACTGCAAGAATAGACTTGTTTGATGCCAGCGTTTTTGCTTGTATCCAGGCTCTTGCTAACCTTGGCAAGAATAGCGATGTGATGAGTTTCTTTGATTAGGTGCGATATGAAAGATATTTTTTTACCACTGGATAAGCCTTTCCAGCTAGAGCTATCAATATTAGATCCTAAAGTTAATCCAGAACATTTTAGAATTGGACAGACTGAGAAAGAGATAATCGTGAATAGAAAGGAGGTGAGGAAAGATGGGGCTTTTAGATAGGTTTTTGAAACGTGGTAAGAGTCGAAGTGGAGCGAATGTTATTACTCATTCAGATTTTGGTCTTTATATTGACGGTGATAGATATGTGCCTTTGGCTCGCAATCCTGATGTGATTACTGCGGTCAACAAGATTGCTGACATGGTATCAAATATGACCATTCATTTGATGGAGAATACCGACAAAGGCGATATCCGAATAAAAGACGGACTGGCTCGAAAGATTGATGTAAACCCATGCGACAATATGACTCGCAAAACTTGGATTTTCAAGATTGTGCGTGACCTGTTGCTATTTGGTGACGGAAATTCAGTTCTTCATGTTGAGTATGACCCTGTGAATGATTATATTTTGAACTTGAGACCATTCGCAATGAGTGAGGTCTCTTTCAAAAGTGATGATGTTGGTTATATCGTGAATTATCGTGCTATCGACTACAACCCAAGCGAAATCGTGCACTTTGTAATCAACCCAGATCCAGACAATCCATTTGTAGGGACTGGATATAGGCTTGCTCTGAGGGATATTGTTAGGAATTTAAACCTTGCAACTCAAATCAAAAAAGGCTTTATGAATGGCAAGAACGTTCCTAGCTTGATTATTAAGGTTGATTCTTCGAGTGGAGAATTGGGCACGCAAGAGGGGCGAGACAAGGTCGCTAAGAAATACTTAACAACAAGTCAGGCAGGTGAGCCGTGGATTATTCCTGATGCTTTGTTGAGTGTCGAACAGGTCAAACCATTAAGTTTAAAAGATATCGCTATCAATGAATCTGTTGAAATTGACAAAAAAACAGTTGCTGGACTTTTGGGAGTTCCAGCTTTTATTTTGGGAGTTGGAAAATTCGACAAGGTTGAATACAACAATTTTGTAAATACTACAGTCATGAGTATTGCTACAACAATCACACAGACTCTTACAAGAGATTTACTTATTTCAAGTAATCGTTACTTCAAGTTCAACCCACGATCGCTTTACTCTTATGACATTACAGAGCTATCTACTGTCGCAAGGCAGATGACTAGTAATGCTGCTATGCGTAGGAATGAGTGGCGTGATTGGGTTGGAATGACTCCTGATCCTGAAATGGATGAAATCATTGTTCTTGAAAACTATTTGCCACAAGGCGAGCTAGGCAATCAGAGCAAATTAAATAAGGAAGGAGGAAATACTGATGCAGAAACGTAAGGCTTACATGCCCACTCAATTTCAAACACGAGAAGAAGCTGACAGCGGTGATTTGATTTTGAGTGGGTACTTTATCAAGTTTGATGAAGTTACTGAATTATGGCCGGGTTACTTTGAGGTAATCAAACGTGAGGGTGTTGAAAAAGCTATCAAAGGAGCTGACATCAGGGCATTATTTAACCATGATGATAGTTTAGTGCTTGGTCGGACTGGTAATGGAACGGTCATTTTGGGAGTTGATGAAATCGGACTTTACGGGGATATCATCATCAACAAAGATGATCCGCAAGCTGTTGGGGCCTATGCTCGTGTTCAGCGTGGCGATGTGATTGGATGTAGTTTTGGGTTCATCCCAATCAAAATCAATACGGAAGAGCAAGCAGATGGTTCGTACCTGGACACTATCCTAGAACTAGAAATCTTTGAAGTGAGTCCATGTGCTTTCCCAGCCTATCCACAAACGGAAATTGCTGCACGACAGAAAGACTTTGAAAGTCAACAGCGTGCCAAACGTGAAGCGCTAGATAAGCGCAAAAAAGAAATTAAGGAGAAATTTAACCTATGCACAAATCATTGATTTTAGGCGCTCGTATGCGCAACAAAGCAGACAAAGTGGTAGAGCTTGAAGAATCAATCAAAGAATTGAACAAGCGCTCAGAGCTTGAAGCGAAGAAATTGGAGCAAGCTGGAACTGATGAAGAAGTTTCAGCAGTTGAAAAGAGCCTTGAAGACATCCAGAAAGAATTGGATGAAAAGGAAGCAGAAAAAGAACAACTTGAAAAAGAAATCGAAGATTTGAAAAATCAAGTTGAAGAACTAAATCGTAAAGCACCGACTTACCCAAGTCAAGAAAAACGTGGAGGACAGAAATTGGAACAACGTGATGCAATTGCTAAATACATTCGTACTGGTCAAACTCGTGACATCGTAGGCTTGAAAACTACTGATTCAGGAAGCGCAGCTCTGATCCCGACTGAAGTTTTGAAACCTCATTTTGTTAACAAAACACGTAATCCACTTTTGGATCTTGTGGAACGTGTGAAAGTTAACAGTGGATCTGGTAAATATCCAGTTATCAAGAAAACGGATGGTGTAATGGTTTCAACAGATGAATTGAAATCAAATCCAGAACTCGGAAAACCAGCAATCAGCGAGATTGATTATTCAATCAAGACTTACCGTGGATATGTCCCTGTGTCACAAGAAATGATTGACGACGCAGACTATGATATCATGTCCATTGTTGAAGACGAAGTATTCAATCAAGGTGAAAACACTGAATTGTCATTAGTTACAGCTGTCCTCAAAACAGCTACCCAAGCAGATGCAGCTGGATTTGATGGTATTAAAGATATCTACAACAAGAAGCTAAAATCAATTTATAAAGCAAGCATCGTTGTAACTAAGTCAATGTTTGCCGCACTTGACAAGGTGAAAGACAAAGATGGGCGTTACATGCTTCAAACTGATGTAGCTTCACCTACTGGCTATTCATTTGGTGGGAAAACAATCTACAAAGTAGATGACACAGTGTTTGGAAACGAAGGAGACATGAAATTCTTCATCGGAGATGTCACTGAGTTCGTCAAAGAGTTTGACCGTGCTCAAGTGTCCGTTAAATGGGTGAACAATGACATTTACGGACAATTGCTTGGGCTTTTTATCCGTTTGGATATTAAGAAAGTAGATGAAGAAGCTGGATTCTTCGGAACTTACACTGATGTTGTAGCTTAAGGAGGTAGCGTATGAGCTATAAAGTAATTCGTCCTTTCAAGGACTTGGCTGATCCTGAAAATCATGACTATGCTGTTGACGATATCTTTCCTCGTGAAGGATATGAGCCCACAGATAGCTTTACCAATGGCCTTTTGACTGGTGCTAACACTGCTGGTTCCATCTTCCTTGAAGTTTTGGGAGATGATGAATCTAAGAAGCCAGCTCCTGAAACAAAAGAAGTAAAGGAAGAGCCCGCAGTTGAGCAGGAAGAAACAGTTGATAAAGCTGCTGAAGAGCCTGCTAAGGAAGTTGAGGAGTAAACATGGACGAAGGTCAGCTTTTGGAATTGCTGAAGCTTAAGTTGGGTATTTCAACCGACTTGAGAGACAAGCCGTTAAAAAAAATCATTTCAAGTGTCATCGCTGAATTGACCGATAACCTCGGTATCGAGCTTGTCGGTGAGCGTGCTGACCATGAAATGTTTATCGTTGACTATGCTGCTTATCGCTACGAGGGTGGGGTGGATATGCCACGTCACCTTCAATGGCGACTGCATAATTTACAGATAGCATCAAAGAAAGAGGTCAAGGATGTGGAATCATGAAATCACACTGATCTCTAAGAAAGTCACAGGTAAGGATAAGTTACTACAACCAATCTCTGAAGATGTTGAAGTTACTCTCTTATGTCGCAAAAAGAAGGTCACTCGCTCTGAATTTTATCAGGCGAATCAGGCAGGGCTTAAACCGAGCTTGGTTGTTGAGATTCGAAATTTTGAGTATGAGAATCAAGAGTTTGCGAAGTTTGAAGGCAAGCAATATCGCATCTTAAAAACCTATCCTATCGGTTCTGAAATTTTAGAGTTGACTTTGTCAGAGGTATTGAAATGAGTAATGACATTGCTGATTTGATAGCGAAAGAGCTTGCAGCTTACTCTGATGAGGTTACTGAAGAAGTGGATAAGATTGCAGAGCAGGTGGCTGATGAGACTGTGGATGAGTTGAAAGAGACAAGTCCTAAACGGTACGGAAAGTATCGCAGGAGTTGGAAAAAGAAGAAGCTAGCTAACGGCTCTTTTGTTGTGTTCAACGCAGTTGCAAGTCTTACTCACATACTTGAAAACGGGCACCTTTCAAGAAATGGTGGCCGTGTCGCTGGTATCGTCCACATCAAGCCCGCTGAGGAAAAAGCGATTCAAAATTTTGAAAAGCGAATCAAGGAGATTGGAAAATGAAGCTATCAGACTTTGCTGCTATTTTGGAACAGGCAAACTTGCCTGTCACTTATCGAGCGTTTAAAACTGGGAACGCTCCTGACCTACCTTACCTGGTCTATTATGAATCGAGTCCAGCCATCAATGCAGCTGACAACACGGTTAATCATCAGATTAAGAGTGTGACAGTAGAGCTAGCTTTTGAGCAGAAGGATGAAGATTTGGAAGAACGTCTGGAAGAGCTGTGGACAACCCACGAGCTCTTTTTCGATGTTCAAGAAGAAACATTTATCGAGACTGAAAGACTCTATGTCAAGTCTTATACAGTCTATCTATACTAAGGAGGAATGACATGACTCAAGAAAATAAAGTAACCTATGGTTTAAAAAATGTTCACGTTGCGCCAATTAAATCAATTGGTGCAGATGGAGTGATTGCTTACGATGAAATTTTCCGCTTTCCTGGAGCAATGGAATTGACATTGGATCCAAAGGGTGAATCAACACCAATCAAAGCAGACGATATCGATTATCACTTCATGAACTCAAACGAAGGGTATGAAGGGAAATTCAAAATCTCTCACATTATTGAAATGTTTGCGACTAAGATTTTGGGTGAAATCAAAGATGCTCAGACGGGTGTTTTGACCGAAAAAGCTGATGCAGAATTTTTGCATTGCTTATAGAGGCTTGAATTTTCAGGGGACAAGAACAAAACACGTCACGTTCTTTACTATTGTTCAGCGAGTCGTCCAGGAAATGGTTCAAAAACCAAGAACGGTACAAACGTCAATGAACGTGAACTTGGCTTTAAAGCAAGTCCTCGTCCTCTTGATTCAGTTGTTAAACGTTCTATCACATCAGCTGATAGTAAGGAAATCTATGACAACTGGTTCAAGAAAGTGTATGAACCTACTGCAGTTGCAGCTTAAGGAGAAAATCTATGCGCAAAATCGTTTTGGTTGGTGATCAGGAGTATGAGTTGGGGACCAACGGCTATACTCCTATCGCCTACAAGCAACAATTTGGGAAAGATTATTTTCAAGATTTGTTCTCGATGTTGAAAAATCAATCATTCATGAATGAATTGAACAAGTTGGAAACCGACAAGGAGTTGACAGCGACTAATATTGATATTTCGATGTTGTCAGATTTTGATATGACCTTTTTCAACCGTCTTTTTTGGACCTTTGCTAAATCTGCAAATCCTCACATCAAGCCTTATGAACAATTCTTCATGGAAATGGAAGTTTTCCCGATTCAGGAAGTTGGTCCTGTGTTGATGGAAATGCTGAATGCGAGCATGACGACAAAAAAGCACCAGATGAATCAGAATCAGCTAGCGAAGAAATCTTCACAGTAGAGTCTTATTTGTCATGCTGTAAAGAAACTGGTCTGTCTATCGATGATCTAAAGCACATCTCAATAGGAATGGCTCTGGATTATCAGACGGATTATGTGAATTTACGGAGCGAGGACAAAGGTGGCGAACGGAAAGCCACGCAAGCTGATTTTGACAGTTTTTAAAGAAAAAATGAGTGCTGAGAGAGCAATTCTGAGACCAAGTTCCTTGGTCTGACTGCATTATCAGTGGTAGAAGCTATCTCAGCGCTTTTCTATTTTTTGAGAAAGGAGGAAATATGGCAGGAAATATCAAAGGTATCAAAATTGAAATCGATGGCGACACGCAACCCTTGCAGAAGGCGCTGAAAAATGTCAATAAGGCTGCTACTGATGCAAGTCAGGAGTTGAAACAGATTGACAAGGCCTTGAAGTTTGATACAGGAAACGTAACGCTCCTGACTCAGAAGCAAGAAGTCTTGCAAAAGCAAGTTTCGACGACCAAAGAGAAACTAGAAACCTTGAGACAAGCTCAGTCTCAGGTGGAGCAGCAATTCAAAAATGGTGATATCGGTGCTGACCAGTACCGTGCTTTCCAACGTGAAGTAGAAGTTACTCAAAACGTCCTAAAAGGATATGAGGGTAAGCTTGCAAATGTGAACCAGGCGCTTGCTGAGAATGGGAATGCAACTAAAAGCAACCAAACTCAACTGAAAGAATTGCAGAATGAACAGAGTCAACTTGCTTCAGAGATGACTAAGGTGACAAGCTCATTCAAACTGCAAGAAAGTGCTTTAGGTTCAAATGCTAGCGAAGCTGAGAGAAATGCTCTTGCCCAGAAAAAGATTGGTGCCCAGTCTGAGATTGTAAGTAAACAGATTTCAAATCTAGAACAGCAATTGGAAATCACTAAAAAAGAATTTGGTGAGAACTCCACACAAGCCAACAAGATGGAAGCTGAGCTAAATCAGGCTAAGACTGCTTTTAATCATCTCAATGATGAGATGAAGGGAACAAAGTCTGCTGCTGATAGCACTCAAGAAAGTTTAAGTGAAATCTCAAGAAATTTAAGAGCAGAACTACTTCAACAGTTTAGTGAGAAGTTGAGTGCTATTTCAGAAAAGCTTGTGGAAGTAGGAAAAGAAGCGTTAGAAGCAGCTGCTCAAATGCAAGCTAGTAATGCTCAATTTACTACCGTTTTCGGAGATATGGAAACCCAAGCAAGAGAAGCGTTGAATGCTATTGGTCAGGAAATGGATATTGTCCCAGAGCGATTGCAAGGATCATTCACTCAGATGGCTTCATTTGCCAAAACTTCAGGATTGGATACAGCAGAAGCTTTGGATCTTACTTCTCGTGCAACTAGGGCAGCAGCAGACGGTGCAGCCTTCTATGACAAATCTATTGAGAGCGTGACAGAGAGCTTACAATCTTTTTTGAAGGGAAACTTTGCTAACGATGCCGCTCTTGGAATCTCTGCGACAGAGACAACTAGGAATGCTGCTGCAAATAAACTGTATGGCAAATCATTCAAGGACTTGAGCGAAGCGCAGAAGCAACTGACCTTGCTTCAGATGGTCGAAGACGGAAATAAACTCTCAGGAGCTCTTGGACAGGCTGCAAGAGAATCAGACGGATTAGAAAACGTGATGGGGAATCTGAAACAAGCTGGGACCAATGCATTATCTGCTATTGGTCAACCTCTTCTGGAAATGATGATCCCTGTTTTCCAAACCTTGGCAACGATTGTGAAAGGTGTAGCTGAGCTGTTTAATTCCTTACCTGATCCAGTAAAAGATTTCATTGTCATCTTAGGTGTGGTTTTGACAATTGTAGGAGCCTTAGCCCCTATATTCTTAACCCTGCAAGCTGTGTTTATGTCCTCATTTGGCGCAATGATTGCAGCAGCATTACCAATCATTGGAATTATTTCAGGAGTTGTAGTGGCCATAGCAGCGATTGTTGCTATTGTGAAATATCTCTGGGAAACTAACGAAGGTTTTCGAGATGCAGTCACGATCGTTTGGAATGCGATTCTTGAAGTTATCAATGCAGTCGTATCAGAGATTTCTAATTTTGTCATGAGTATCTTTGGAACGGTTGTTGCTTGGTGGACGGAGAACCAGGAACTTATTCGAGCAAGTGCTGAGACTGTCTGGAATGCTATCTATACGGTTATAAGCACAATTCTGGAAATTTTAGGTCCACTCATTCAAGCCGGTTGGGATAATATCCAACTTGTCATTACAACAGCTTGGGAAATCATCAAGACCGTTGTTGAGACTGCAATCAATGTTGTCCTTGGTGTTATCCAAGCAGTTATGCAGATCATTACTGGTGATTGGTCAGGAGCTTGGGAAACCATCAAGGGAGTATTCTCTACTGTATGGCAAGCTATTCAAAGCATTGTTCAGACCATTTTTTCAGCTATCCAGAGTTATATTTCAAATATTCTCAACGGTATTTCAGGAACTGTATCAAATGTCTGGAACGGCATCAAGGATACTGTCTCAAATGTGTTAAATGCTATATCTAGTACTGTATCAAGCGTTTGGGAAGGTATCAAGAGTACCATTTCAGGTGCAATCAACGGTGCAAAAGATGCTGTATCTTCAGCTATTGAAGCTATCAAAGGATTGTTCAACTTCAGCATTAGTTGGCCACATATCCCACTACCTCACTTCTCTGTTAGCGGTTCAGCCAATCCACTCGACTGGTTGAGCCAGGGTGTTCCAAGTATCAGCATCGAATGGTATGCCAAGGGCGGTATCATGACAAAACCGACCATTTTTGGAATGAATGGCAATAACCTCATGGTTGGTGGCGAAGCTGGGAATGAAGCAGTATTACCGCTTAATGATAAGACACTTGGTGCCATAGGTCGGGGCATCGCTCAGACTATGGGTGGAACTTCACCGACCATTAACATTACTATTACTGGTAACACCGTCAGAGAAGAAGCTGACATCAGTCGGATTGCTGATGAGGTGGCTCAGCGCATTGCTGACGAATTGCAACGTAAGACACAATTGAGAGGAGGGTTTGCATGATAAAGCATAATGAGCTTGTGATTGACGGTGTGAGAACATCGTCTTTTCCTTTTAAGGTCATTGTCCATGATTCTCCCTCAATTGCTCTGGGAGAGAGCAAGACAGCTCTTTTGGAGCATGGTGGTATCAGTGGAGCAATTGTTCAGACAAATAAGCATAGGGAACTGGTCAAGAAAACTTATACGATTTACTTGGTTAAACCTACTGAAGAACAGATGAACCAATTTATGAGTCTGTTTATCCGTGAGAAGTTCTGGCTAGAGAGTGAGCGAGTCAAAACAACTCGTCTTTGGTGCTATAAGGTCAATGTGAGCGACCTTGAAGAAGTGCAACCTGGTCTTTATATGACCAAAGCAACCTTCACTTGTCACCCTACCAAATACTTCAAAACCACTGATACACAGAGATTGACAAGAAGTGGGACTTTGACCGTTCAAGGTTCTGCTCTTGCCTTTCCTAAAATCACAATCGTTGGTCAGAGCGCTTCTGAGACTTCGTTTACAATTGCTGGTCAGGTCATTCGTCTTGAAAGGCTTACTGAATCACTTGTGATGGTCAATAATCCTGACAATCCTAGTTTTAAGACAACCACAGGAAAACCAGTGAAATGGTCAGGGGATTTTATCACAGTTGATCCAGCGAAAGTAAAGAATGTTGGGGTTGTTCTAGGTCAAGGTATTCAATCGCTTGAAATCGAGACGGTTTGGGGGTGGGCATAATTGCTTTATCTACTTAATAAAGATGTGAGAACCGTTCGGTGGAACGGGGAGCCACTTCATGAAGCAAGTTCGGCGATTGTTAAAGAAACCATGAATGGCGATTTCACCTTAACTGTGAAATATCCTATTTCTGACTCTGGTATTTATCAGCTCATCCAAGAAGATATGCTTATAAAGGCTCCGACTCCTGTTTTAGGAGCGCAGCTATTTCGCATCAAGAAACCTGTTGAGCACAATGACCATCTAGAAATCACCGCCTATCACATTTCAGATGATGTGATGCAACGTTCTATCACACCAATGAGTGTGACTAGTCAGAGCTGTGGTATGGCTCTTTCTCGCATGGTTCAAAACACAAAAACTGCTTTGGGGGATTTTTCTTTCAACAGTGATATCCAGGATCGTAGGACATTCAACACGACTGAGACAGAAACTCTGTACTCTGTATTATTGGACGGCAAGCATAGTATTGTCGGAACGTGGGAAGGCGAGCTGGTTCGTGATAACTTTGCGATAACTGTCAAGAAGAGTCGTGGGGAGAATCGTGGTGTTGTTATTACAACGCATAAGAATCTGAAAGATTACCAACGCACAAGGAACAGTCAGAATGTTGTCACAAGAATTCATGCCAAGTCAACTTTCAAGCCTGAAGGCGCTGAAAAGGAAACGACTATCAGAGTGACTGTTGATAGTCCTCTTATCAACTCCTACCCTTATGTCAATGAAAAAGAGTATGAGAACAACAACGCAAAGAGCGTTGAAGAGTTGCAGAAGTGGGCACAGGCTAAGTTTTCAAATGAGGGCATTGACAAGGTCTCTGATGCTGTCAAGATTGAAGCCTATGAACTTGATGGGCAAGTTGTTCACATGGGGGATACGGTCAACCTCAAGAGCTGGAAACACAATGTCGATGCATTCAAGAAAGCTATTGCTTATGAATTTGATGCCTTGAAAGAAGAGTACATCTCTCTGACTTTCGATGATAAGGCAGGAACTGGTGGTTCTAGAGCTTCTGGTGGGCTATCTAGCGCAGCTGATGCCATCCTTGGAGTAACAGAATCTGCACAAGAAGTCGCCCTTGAAAAGGCTCTTCAAAATGCTGACTTAGACTTTGATCATAAGGCTGGATTGCTTAGACAGGAAATTTCTGACGGTATTGAACTGGCCAAAGCCAGAGCTGAAGAAGTCAAGAGAGAACTGTCTGACACTATTGACCAGCGTTTTAACAGTTTTAACAATGGCCCTCTACAAGAAGCCAAACGCAGGGCTGAAGAAGCGTTGCGAAACGCTGGCGCAAGTAGCTTACTCGCTCAGGAAGCGAAGCAGATTGGGTTGGATTCTGTTGCCAAACTTGAAGAGTTTAAGAGACAGGCTACGAGCGCTCAGACGGCTCTGTCGGGTGATTTGGATGCCTTAAAACGAACCATCGCGAATGATATTCGACCGAAGCAAGAACAGGTTACAGCTGAGATTGAGAAGCAAGTAAAGGCACTTATCCAGACCAAGAATGAACTGGCTGGTGTGAAGTCAGCGCAAGCGACGTATGAAGAGACGACGACTCGTAGACTGGCAGAGCTGACCAACTTGGCCAATGGTAAGGCAAGTAAGTCGGAACTCATCCAGACAGCGGAGGAGTTGAAAAGTCGGATTGCGAGTGTGCAAGTTGGAAGCTCCCGAAACTACTTCCGAAATTCTCGCTCACGACCATTTACGACCAATGATCAAGCGACCTACGACTATCGTCTCTTTATTGTTCCAGATTTTTGGAAAAATAAGGACAGGCTCAAGCGTGATTATGTGCGGTTGTCTTTTGATGCGACCTTTCCAGTCGCTCTAGCCAGAGATACGCAAGCTAACGTGCATTTTAGCGCTCACCCGTGGTATGCCTACAGAAACCTAGTTTTTAAAGGCGGGACAACTGAACGCCAACATTTTGAGTTCACGATTGACTTGTCTGGTGCCGCCGAAACCTATCAGACTAACAACGTCTTTATCCGTTTCGGGACTAATTACGGCTTTCCGGCCGGCTTACAGGTCCTGATTGAGAATGCTATGCTCTCAGTCAGCAATTACTATCCAGCGTATCGGCCAGCCTACGAAGACCAAGACGAGCGTGTCACAGCCGTTGAATCGACCTTTAAGCAACGAGCCGACTCACTGGAAGCTGGTGTGAACCGTCTGACTGAAGGACTGAGAACCAAGGTGGATATCAGTTCACTCAACGTGACTGCCGAGAATATCAGACAGTCTGTGAAAAGTCTTGAGACAAGCACGAAGGATAAGCTAGATCAGAAGTTGAGTCTGGCTGAATTTGAGGTGCGAGCTGGTTCTATCCGTCAAGAAATCTTGAATGCAACCAAGGACAAGGCAGATAAGACTTTGGTAACGGCTGAAGCTGGGAAATTGCGAGAAGAATTTTCGAGCTTGCGAGTTGGTGGAACGAACTTGTTGAAAAGGTCAAAAGGACCTTTTCTTCCAGATCGGAAGCCAGCTAATTTTGATAATAATGTTCTTTATACAGGACAGACGTCTATCTACATGGAACAGGGCCAGGAATACATCATTTCGGCCAAAACGAACGGTAACTTTACGGCCCATCATGATGGGAATAAGGAGTCTGATAATGTAGTTCTTTGGATTATGGACAAGGATGTCAGAAATTATCAAATTGTATCGGATCTTAAGACAGGTACAACAGGAACAAAAATCATTTGGAATAAGCCAACAGGGATTTATCATCTACGCGTTAATACTTACCACAAGAACGCTGTCAAAAGCGTTTGGGACGTGAAGGTTGAGAAAGGCACTCTAGCTACCGATTGGAGTCCAGCTCCTGAAGACACTGACGGTCTTATCACTGAAGCCAAGGCTACCTTTGAGAGGACAGCTCAAGGCTTGAGAACCGACTTATCAGCTATTCAGGAATATGTCAATAAAGACGGTCAGAGACAGGAAGCCTTGCAGCGTTACACTCGTGAGGAGAGTGCGAAACAAGCGATGGCTGTACGTGAGCTGGTCGCTCGTGATTTTGTTGGTAAAGCAAGCTATCAGGAAGACGTGAGGGGCATTGAACGCAAGTTCGAAGGTATCACCAACCCACAAAATGGCTCGATCGCGACTCAGATTGCTAAATACAAAAATGCGGTAGACGGTAGATTTACTGAAATCACCTCACTGATTTCTAGCAAGGCTAGTCAAGCTGATTTCCAAAGAGTCAAAGAAACCAGTCAGCTATACGAGCGAATTTTAGGCAATACTGAAAACGGGATTGCGGATAAGATCGCTCGCATGGCTATGACCAATCAACTGTTCCAGGTTGAGGTGTCTAAGAATGAAGGTCTGAAGACAGTTCAAAGACAGCTTGCTGGCTCATGGTCGGTTCAGAATCTGACTAGTGCTGGTGCTTTGGTCTCAGGTCTCAATCTTGGAGCCAATGGTCATAATCGACTTGACGGGAAATTGACTCATATTACTGGAGAAACCTTGATTGATAAAGCAGTTATCAAGTCGGCGATGGTTGACAAGCTGAAAACAGTCAATTTTGAAGCTGGTTCAGTGACTACAGTCGTTTTAGATGCTGAAGCTGTTACTGCGGAAAAAATAAAAGTTGACCAGGCTTTATTTAATAAGCTTGTCGCAAATGAAGCTTATTTGAATCAACTGTTTGCCAAACAAGCCTTTATTAACCGAGTTCAGAGTGTTGCAATCGATGCAAGTCAGGTTCGGTCAGGTATTTTAAGCGGTGACCGAATCTATGGTGGAACGATTCGAGGGGCCAACATCTATGGAGGAACCCTAACTGGTCACACTCAAATTCAGTTAGGGACATACGGTTCTTTTGATACGGTGAACGGAGGTATTCAAATTAATGTGCCTCGTACTGTTAATGCCAAAGATGGCTTGGGAGTTCAATTTATCGGCTCTTACGGTCGTGGAGAAAATGTCCCTTACGGTCTTTTTATCTACAAAGATGCAGATTTTACAGTAGGTGGGACTGCAGAAACAAGTGATGATTTTCTTTTAACGATTGAAGGCTACATCAATGCGAAGGGGATCGGCTGGTTAAAGACAGGGAAAGGCAGTGTCAATGGGAAAACAACAGGTACTATTGGACTCTGGAACTCAGACAATGTATCTTTGAGTTTTGGCGGCTCTGGAAATGATATCTATTATAGCTATAACGGGACAGCATATAGCTTGTGGACGTGTGTGAATGCACATTTTTCAGACAGACGTCTGAAAGAAAACATCGTTGACTGTGAGCACAAGGCTCTTGATTATATCCAGCAATTCCGATTCAAGGAATACGATTGGAGAAAGCAAGAGGATAGACCACAACAAGCACACACGAATATTGGTCTGATTGCCCAAGAGGTTCAAGAGGTGGATCCTACGCTCGTTTATGAGAACGGCGACACGATGAACCTGGATAATCTCAGATTGACCAATATCGCTCTTAAAGCAATTCAGGAGCTTGCTCTTGAAAATAAAAAACTTACTCAAAGATTGGAGAATTTAGAAAATGAACGAAGAACAGCTTAACCAAGCCTTACAAATGACAATTAGTGAGATGTCAACAGCCTCAACAAATTCGATGATTACAAGTAATCTCTTGAGCATTCAGTTGAATGAGCAAGTTGCAGAGAATCAAAGACTTCAAGCACGAGTGGACGAGCTGGAAGCTCTGCTTGATGAACAAACTAAACCAGCTGAAGAAGGAGAATAGGCATGGCAATCAATGGATATAATCTATCAACAAAACCGTACTTAAGAATTTCTGGGTCCAATGTTGAGACTGTTGTAGAAATTCAACTATCAGAAGGAAACCGCTACAGCACTAACTCACGATCATTCCCTGGAGACCGTACAAATGAATCAGAAGACGTCTTGATTCAAGCGGTGCTGGATGTTCTCAAGTCTGAATTGGACCCAAGCTCTGCAATTGTGCAGGCGCAGAATAAGCTTGAACAAGCTGAGCAGCAGATTGCTCAAAACAAGAGCGAGCAGGATAGACTTGCTCAAGTCATCAAGCAGACTGAGGAAAATTCGAAGGTGAACCAGAAGGTCATTCATGTGCTGGTCTTAAACTCTGTCATGAGTAAGAACATTGAGTACGGTACGACCTACAAGGAGTTGATTGAGTTGATTCCACTTGCTGAAGTTGGTAAGACCTACTTACCACATGACCTGATTACGATTGAAGATCCTGAGCATATTGAAGTGAATGGCGAAGGGAAACGCATTTTGGTTCAGCTTAACAAGGAATTTACATATAATGGCGAGCCAGTCAGCGCGTTTGTGACAAATGGCTCCCTGGAGCAAAACGGAACGGGTGTCGCTTGGAAATTTGAAGGGAAGGAATAGGAGGTGTATATGCCAGGATATGAACGATTTCTCGTACAGATCTTCATCACCCTTATCCCTGTGATTGGTCTTTATTTTTCGATGAAAGATAAAGCAACCAAGCAAGAGAATCGTCTTACGATTTTAGAGAAAGATATCGAAAATCTGAACGAATTCAAGACATCAGCCAACAAACGGCTCGATAACCATGATGAACAGAATAAGGCTATCTTAGTACTAGCCGAGCAAGTGAAATCGCTTGGTGAAGACGTAAGAGAGCTTAAAAATTTGATTCAAAACAAACAACAGTAAAAGGAGAATAACACATGATTAACTGGAAAGTACGTTTTAACTTAAAAAATAAAACATTCTTATTGCGAGTGGCATTCGCAATAGCTTTGCCAATTCTCGCCTATTTCAATCTTAAATTGGAGGACTTGGTCAGTTGGGGAGTCATTTTAGACTTGCTTGGCAAATTCTTTGCGAACCCTTATCTCGTGGGGTTGACGATTGTAAATATCCTAAATATCATTCCAGACCCAACAACTGCAGGAATTTCTGATAGCAAACGTGCTCTTGACTATCAAGAGCCAAGCGAAGATTAGGAGAAAACAATGAAGAAAAACGACTTATTCATCGATGTATCTAGCCACAATGGATACGATATTACAGGTATTTTGGAGGATATGGGTACACAGAATACCATTATCAAAATTTCTGAGAGTACAAATTATCTAAACCCTTGCTTGTCTGCTCAAGTGGAGCAATCCAATCCTGTTGGATTCTATCATTTTGCCTGGTTTGGTGGTGACATCGAAGAAGCCGAACGAGAGGCACGCTACTTCCTTGATAATGTACCTCAAAAAGTAAAATACTTGTGTCTTGATTACGAAGATCACGCTAGTGGAGATAAACAGGCAAATACAGATGCTTGTATTCGTTTCATGGAAATCCTCAAAGAAAATGGCTATGAGCCAATCTATTACAGCTATAAGCCATTCACGCTCAATAATATTTATTATGATCAGATTCTTGAGAAATTCCCAAACAGTCTTTGGATTGCCGGATATGGGTTAAACGATGGAAATGCTGATTTTGAGTATTTTCCAAGCTTGGACGGCATCCGCTGGTGGCAATACTCTTCAAATCCGTACGACAAGAACATGGTTTTACTAGATGATGAAGAAGCTAAGCCAAAATGGAAGAGAAATGATACTGGATGGTGGTATGAATACCCTAACGGCTCTTATCCAAAAGAAGAGTGGGAAAAGATTGATAATATCTGGTATTACTTCGACGAGAGAGGTTATTCAATAGCTTCTCGCTGGTTGAAGGATGATGGTAAATGGTACTACCTCAAAGAAAACGGCGCAATGGCCGTTGGTTGGGTGCTTGTGAATGGTAAATGGTACTATCTTGATGCTTCAGGAGCAATGGTCACTGGCTGGGTTCAATACAAGGACAAACTATACCATCTCAAAGAAGAGAACGGAGCAATGTCTTCAGAAGAACTTGTTAAAGTTGAAGGCGGCTGGTACTATGTCAACGAGGATGGCAGTCGTTCAGATAAACCAGCGCTTACTGTCCTGCCTGACGGTTTGATTACCACAAAATAAAATAAAAACAGAAAGAAAAAAATTATTACACTAGACCGCAGGCTCAGGCTTGCGGTTTTTTGTTTGCAATAATAAAAGCAGTGACCAAAATCACTGCTTATTAGCTGTAGCAAATTCATAAAGTTTTTCTGCTGTGAGAAGGGCCATTTTGTCCATGCTTGTTTTTCCTTTCCTAAGATCAGAAACAGTAGTCCACGGAACTCCAGCGCCTTGCGAAATAGCAGATGTAGAAATAGAACTGTTAAGTAATTCTTGAATAACTTTTCTCATATTATTTGTCCTTTTTATTTTTTAAATAGATATATACATTGATTGCAATTATAAAAATAGCTATTGCACTAACCATTGCTTTTCCTCTTTTCATTTGATAAAATAGAGGTGTGAGGGGCTTTCGCCCCAACCTCTTAGCGTTTACCTTTTTCTTTGACGGGATTTCGGTTTACGCTTTTTGTTTTGCCTTGCGACCGTTATTGCGGTCACTAGACTTGCGATAGCAGTTACTGTTTCAGGGATATTGTCTATCGCCTTTTCAAGTAACCTAAGCCAATCTTCTTTGTTCAACTTCCTCACCTCCTTTCCTTATCTTGATTATATTATATCACGGCATACCGTGAAAGTCAAGCGTTTTGATAAAGTTTTTTACTTTTTTTCAAAAAAAATAGACCTTGTCCAGAGGTCGGGGAGTTGGAGGGGACACCCTCCAAGAGTATTGATTTAATAAGATTTTATTTTACCTTTTTCATAATAATCTCCCTAATGAAGCCACCAAATTCGGTGGCTTTTTTGTTTGTAGGCTGGATTTTTGCTATAATAGGAGCATGAGTAGAATTTTAGATAATGAAATCATGGGCGATGAGGAGTTGGTAGAACGTACCCTTCGTCCCCAATATTTACGTGAATATATCGGTCAAGACAAGGTTAAAGACCAGCTTCAAATCTTTATTGAAGCAGCAAAAATGCGTGACGAGGCGCTGGACCATGTTCTTTTGTTTGGCCCTCCAGGTCTCGGGAAAACAACCATGGCTTTTGTCATTGCCAATGAACTGGGAGTCAATCTCAAACAAACGTCTGGTCCCGTTATCGAAAAAGCCGGTGATCTGGTAGCGATTTTGAATGACTTGGAGCCAGGAGATGTTCTTTTCATTGATGAGATTCATCGCTTGCCCATGTCGGTAGAAGAGGTGCTATATAGTGCCATGGAAGACTTCTACATTGACATCATGATTGGTGCGGGAGAAGCTAGCCGTAGTGTCCATCTAGACTTGCCACCTTTTACCTTGATTGGTGCGACGACACGAGCTGGGATGCTTTCAAATCCACTTCGTGCACGTTTTGGGATCACTGGTCACATGGAATACTATACCCATGATGACTTGACAGAGATTGTCGAGCGGACGGCAGATATTTTTGAGATGGAAATCACTCATGAAGCAGCTTTGGAGTTAGCTTTACGTAGCCGTGGGACTCCTCGTATCGCCAATCGTCTTCTCAAGCGCGTGCGCGACTTTGCGCAGATTATGGGCGATGGCTTGATTGATGATGTGATTACGGATAAGGCTTTGACTATGCTGGATGTAGACCATGAAGGTTTGGACTATGTGGACCAGAAAATTCTCCGCACCATGATTGAAATGTACGGTGGCGGTCCTGTCGGTCTAGGTACTCTTTCGGTTAATATCGCTGAAGAGCGTGAGACGGTAGAAGATATGTATGAACCTTACCTGATCCAGAAAGGCTTTATCATGCGAACTCGTTCAGGACGGGTCGCGACAGCCAAGGCTTATGAACATTTAGGGTATGAATATATTGAAAAATAAGGCTGAAATCGTAGAATCTTTTAGAGAAAATCCTGATATAATGGCTATTCTGACCATCATCCGTGACTTGGAGTTGAAAGATTCCTGGTTGGCGGCTGGATCGGTCCGAAATTTTATCTGGAATCTTTTGTCAGAGAAACCAGCCTTTGACCGTGAAACGGATGTGGACGTCATTTTCTTTGACCCAGAGGTGAGTTATGAAGAAACGCTGACAATAGAAAACAAGTTGAGAGAGGACTTCCCCCAGTATCAGTGGGAGTTGAAAAATCAAGTCTATATGCATCAGCATAGTCCCCATACGGAACCGTATGTGAATTCCTGTGACGCTATGAGTAAATATCCCGAACGTTGTACGGCGATAGGTCTTCGCTTGCAAGCTGACGCAACTTTAGAGCTCTTTGCTCCTTATGGTTTAGAGGATATTTTGAACTTTCAGGTTTCTCCAACTCCCCATTTTTTAGAAAATCAAGACCGGATGAAGCTTTATCAACAGCGTTTATCTAAGAAAAATTGGCGAGAAAAATGGAAAAATCTCACATTTAAAAATACTTAA